GTTCTACTTCCTGACTATCTTCTTGGGGTAACAAATCAATAATAGAAACTTGTTCTACTTCCTGACTATCTTCTTGGGGTAACAAATCAATAATAGAAACTTGTTCTACTTCCTGACTATCTTCTTGGGGTAACAAATCAATAATAGAAACTTGTTCTACTTCCTGACTATCTTCTTGTGGAAGTAGATCTACTGTAGAAACTTGTTCTACTTCCTGACTATCTTCTTGGGGTAACAAATCAATAGTAGAAGGTTGTTCACTTTCATTTTCTTGTGGCGGTAAAAGATCTACAGCCGATTCTATTGTATTACTATTGGATTGTTCTTCTGAGTTTTTTGTTTCTATTGTAGTTAGGCTAGAATAATTTGTATCTGGTATATCTACAGTTTCAATTTCTTGTGTTTGTTCTTCTGGATTATTATTTAAATCTGTTTGGGAAGAAGATTCTAAAAAATCAGAATATTCGTTTGATCCCGTTGGAACTGGAGCTGGAACCATAAAATCAATATTAAAAAAGTCAAAATTAGTATAGTTTATGTTGGGTGTTTCGTCTTTCATTTGCTTTCTTTTCTTGATCTTCTAACCAAATCTTATGCTGTAGCATATAAACATCTTTTTCCCATGGTATTAATGATTCTAATTCGCTTATAGAAATATTTGCGCCTGTGCTCAAAAAATGTGTTACTTTGTAAAAAGAAATAACATTATTGTGAGTCAGGCATGTGTAAAAAAATTGAGAATACCCTCCAATTTTGTGCTTTTTTCTATTCCATCTTTTGTGTAATATCTAATTATTGATGTTATTTTTGGTAATCCATTGACAAATAATTTTATTTTTTCGTATTCAAAAATTGTTAAATTTGATAAAAGTTGATCTACAATCTCTTCACTAATATCATCACATCCAAGAACATTTTCTTCTGTATAAATTTTAGATATCGATGCTTTTAGGAAATGTTTTGTATCAAAATCTCCATTCATTTCTAAAATTTTATATACTTTTGGCTCTTTTAATATAATTTTTGTAGATTCATCCAAAGATATTTCTTTTTCTTTGATTCCAGCTACAATTGCTATTTTTGATAGATCAACTTTTGTTTCTATATTTTCTTTTGTTGAAGGACATGTAAAGTTTACTTTAACTGTTTCTCCTATTGACTTCGATCTAAGACTACAGAAAAGATATTCCATATCTTGTAAAGTCAATTCTTTTGAATCTATATTTTTAAAACAATTTTCTAATAAATCCAAAATTGTTCTAAAAATTATTCTGGTATTTTTTTCTTCTTTAATTAATAGTAAAGATTTTTCGTCTGATACTAAAAATGGTCTGAAGAAAACTTCTTTATTTTTACTTGGTAACACACAAGAATATTCTGGATATCTTCGTTTAAAATTCATAATTACCTCGCTTCCAACATTTGGCTTTACTCCACGACATATTTCCTAAAATTAAAAATAACATCATATGTTGAGTTCCCAGAATTAGGTTCTGAGTCAAATTCTAATGGGAGAACAACTGCTGGAAATGCTTCGTTGAATGTAAACTTACATGCTACATTCCCATTGTATGTCAATGCGTTAAGAATTACTTTTCCTTTTTTAGCACAATCATCATAAAATTTAATGGCTGTAACTCTACCGCTTAATCCAGCATTTAAAGAACTTAAGTTATTAAACCATTCCTGTATAATCTTATATGTTGCCCAGTCTTGTTCTACCGGGAATCTTATTAATAATCCGTTATCGCTTTCATATGTTGGATTTGTTGGAATATTTCTTCCAATTCCTGGTCCGGTGTTTCTGTCAGGAGTTAATTCAACTCCCCTTTGTCCAAAGGTGGCATATATTGCAGGCACTGCGCCATTACTAGTAATATCTTCACCTCCACAAGTTGAGGAAAAATTCACAGAAAATCTATTTTTTCTTTGGATACCATTATGATCAGAAATTTTTTGTATTAATTCTTCTGGAGTCATTTGAATATATTTTTTTCTGTTAATAATTTAAACTGCCATTTATTTTCTTCGCATAATTTTTGTGCAGCTTTCCATTTTGATTCATTTATCAAATATCTAGCAGTTTCTTCTTTGAATGATTTTGTTTTTTTATTTTTTGGAAGAATAGTTTGTTTATAAGGTTTTACTTCCACTATCAGCGTTTGTTCTTTTCCATTTTTATCTTTTAACTTAACAACAAAATCTGGAAAATACATATGAACTTTTTCGTCTATTGGAGACAGATAAGGTATTTTTAAACACTCATAGCACCAATTTATAACGGAGTCGTTATCATCAAAATACTTGCAAAGTTTTCTTTCCCATAAGGATTTGCATAATATTTTTGATGAATTTCCAACATATTTTTCTATGTGCTCTGGTAAAAATTTTGTTTTATACGGCACTGAATATATATAACGGAATAAAAATATGACAATATGGCAATTTCCATCTGAGTCTTATGTCGGAGAACAAGGCTATAGTATTAGAATGTATTGTAGCGACTATAGTGTTCGTGCAACTGAAAGAACTAGAATTTATATTGCGGCAAATCCATTTAATACTATCACATTACCAATACCAGGAAATTTAATAACTCAAACCCAACATGGTTATTCAGAAGAAGCAAATCCTGTTGGACCAATGCTTACTGCTGCTGGGGCATTGAATAGCGGAGGAACTACAAATTTATTAAAAAGGGTCTTTGTGGATCCCATGTTTACATATTTTAGTAATATTAGTTCTACAACCACACAACAAATGTATTCCAATATAACAGAATTATCTTTAAAGTCTGAAGCTAGAAGAGAATTTGCATTTGGGTGGTTATTAATACCAAAAAATGCAACTGAAGCTAAGGCAGTTGCAGATATATGTAATGTGTTAAGAGAGGCTTCATACCCAGTATATGCTGGAGTCCCAGAAAGAATCTATCCCCCTCCAATATGGGTTTTGAGGATTGCAGGATTTGACGGCGATGATTTAGGTCTTACTAGAGATTGGTTAGGAGATCCTATGCCTTGTGTATTAGCATCAATTTCAGTAAATAAAGTTCCTTTAGATTCGAATAGACCTACGTTTTTTACAAACGGACAACCGTTTGCTACAGCATTGAGTGTAGTATTTAAAGAGTTTGAGACTGGAGCAGTTGGAGATAGTGGATTTGTTATTAGTAAATCTGAGGCAGCAGCAGCAACACTACTATAATAATGTTTAATAATTATCAAAAAATTTTTTATGATTTTGATGGTACAAAAAGAACAATTGTATCATTTAATATCGATTTTGATTTTTCGGCTATTGAATCTTCGTTTTATACTGAAAAAATAAATGATGATGAATTGCTTGATAGTTTTTCTTTAAAAACTTTTAAAGATTCTTCCAACTATTATATTCCATTATACACTGGAGAAATATTAAATCCATTTATAGAACTGCCTCCATCTACAGAACAAATAGAAAATGAATTAAGTACATTTAAATCTTTATTTTCTAATTCAGTTAATTTTACCGCAACTGGAGGTCAAACCGCAGCTAGAGTTGAACCAGGAGATTTAGTAGTCCAATTTAATGTATCTTACGATGCAGATTTCAACACTACAAATAATTTTGCATATGTTTCTGAAGTTGATTACGAATTAAACAAACTTAAAGTTTTGAGTAAGGGTATTACGGTTCCATCCGGATACAGAATTTTACGAAAAACAAATAATACATGGAATCCAATAACTGAACCTTTACTTACTGGATTTGTTTTAAATAATGTTCAATTGGAAAATTACTCAAATTCTCCTACTTCATTTATAAATGAATATGAAATAATTACAAAAAGTTTTTCTACCGCTGGATATACTGGTGGAACACCAACTGGTGGATACATATCCATAACGGAAATTAGTGATTTTATTGGAAATAAAAATATGATTAATATTCCAATTATATCACAACTAAAAACTGTTGGAGATATAATTAATGTCAGTAGCCAATATTAAAAATATAGTGAGTATTGAGATTACTCACGGTAGAAGCGATCAAACTTGGACACTTGTAAATGGTGAGTATTCAAGTGGTTATTTTGAGCAAATATCATTTGATGAAGGAATAGAACAGATTCTTTGTAGTGGTACTTTACTGATAAGAGATCACTCAGATGTTCTGAAAAATTTTAACTTTACTGGTAGAGATGGATTAAAGGTAGTAATTAATGATACGGTAGACAATAATTCTGGAGAAACAAAAACTTTATATTTTATAATCTATCAGGTAGTTCACGCAACAGATTATTCTGATAGAAATCAATCTAGAATCGTTGCTTTGAAATTCATTGATCCTCTTTATTTTTATAACCAACGAAGACCATTTTTATACGAAGAAGACATTAAGAAAATATCAAAACAACATCCTCAACCTGAACCAACAGATGGTACAGGAGGAGGCGATGGAGCAGAATCAGTTCAAGAAGAGACTGCATGGGTAAATGAAATATTTGCAAAATTTGCCAAAACTGGAACTCCTGGAGCAGACTCAGAATATTTTATTGATTCTTCTAAAAATTATGCTTGGTTAAAAGAAAAACATCAAATATATCCAAGTGGAAGAAAAATAGATACGGATAATTTCTTATCTTTATTGAACTACTTGGCCACCAATGCAGTAGATGAAAATAATGTTCCAAATTTTTTCTGTTGGAAAGATTTGAATAGCTTTAACTTCATAAGCTATTCAACGATGTCTTCTTTAAATCCGTCTGTATTTTTAACCACTGGACTTGTAGATGCACTATATGGATTACAAGGTGGTAGTCAGCCAATAAAGATAAATTCTATTAATGAAATTACTAATTTATCTTTAATGGAATTAGAAAATAATGGAGCATTTTCATCTTACTATGAAAGAATAGATCCGGATTTTGAAAATCCATATTTTTCATTTAGTGATGTTTCAAAGGGATATACAAAGTTTTTAGTTCAATATTCTCTTGGAGAAGAATTTAGATTAGGTGGTAAATTATTTGGTTTAACTGCTGTTAATCTTGGCATAAAAGGAGTGGTAAATCCAGAAGAAATTGAAAATATAGAAACAGATATTTTTAATAATTTTGATCCAGAGAATCCATCAAAACCAAAAGTAACTTCTAGAAGATTTTATGATGATGGCCAATGGGGAAGTTATGATTCTGGATACTTTAACAGTTCTATGCCAGAACAAACTTATAGTCTATACACCAATCAGGGAAATACGTTTGAGTACGAAGGTACAAATAGATTATCTGGTTACATGTGGCAGAGCATGTTTGATATAGAAGAAATTGGTCCAATTTCTGGTACAACTTTGTATATTGAATCCGAAGTTACTAAAGAAAATCCTTCGGGTGCTTCATTCCAAAATGTAAATTTTATTAAAGAATATATCAATATACGCAAAGGTATCTCTGAGGAAAGAGACAAATATTATAAACTAAGAGAATTAAAAGAAAGATGGAATATATTTAAGTATGTTGTCTGTTGTGTTAATGATACAAGTGATTCTTTTTATGCATTAATTTTAGGTGCTACAGCATATGAATCTTCTGGTGAATTTGAAGTAGATCCTATACCAACAAAATCTAAAGCATTTAAATATGCTTGGAAAGAAGTACAATTCATACCAAAAGCATATGAGGGAATTTCTGGCGATTCTGTAGTTTTTGTTTATCCTGAATTTGGAGGTTCGGGAAATACGTCTGGATGTACATGTGGAATTCCTACAGGATTATCGTTGGCTGCTGGTATTACTGGTGTAACTTTTTCTCAGGCATGGCCTGCATTTGATATTTTTCTTCCACATGGAGCAAGATCTGGTGGATTTTCTGGCATAACAACAGGATTTACTTTCTTTGCCGAAGCTGGTCCAACATTTATAAATTCTCAGGTTGTACCTTATTTTCCTGCATTCAATATTAATGAATTTACAAATTATGAATGGACCGAAAATGGAGATGCCAACAAATACATAGGACCTGGTATAAATGCTAATTTAGAAACATTCCCAAAAGGAAATAAATTAATTCCAGTAGGTTATATGCCATCATTTGATGATCCTTGTAAACATCAATTTCACGGTCAAATTGTAAAAATGCAACAAATTCCTACGAAAAATATGCAAGGATTAAATTTATCAGATAATGATCTTAAAGCTGCTCCTGTAATATACGTTTTCGATGTACAAAATGCAGTTGAAGGACAGTGCGAAGAGTGTCCAGAGGAACCATAATGTCTAAAAATGTATTTTTAAATAAAGTAATAGCAACAAACGCTGTACAAACAAACCAAATCGATGAAGAACACATCGAAGCTAAGGAATATGTCTGTGCAAATCCGCTGGCAATATATGGAGCACCACCCAGAACTACAGCTGAATGTTTAGAAAAATTTTTTCCTGGATACACTTCTGAAGCAAGCATGATTGCTATGGTGGGTAAGTTAAGACCATCTAAAAAAACAGCTAGTGGTGTTGACGGAGACGGAAACCCAACAGGAATTGATACTTGGGAAGAAATACCAGAACCAGATGGTTGTACTTTAACCTGTGCTTTTACTGAAACTAAGATGTGTGACGATATTTCTAAAAAAATAGGTGATACATTTTTAGGCTGTTTTTACTCAGAACCAAATGCCCCATTTAGTTGCGATTGTCCAAAGTTTGGAAAAGATTTTCCAAAATTGCTAACAGCAGCACTTAAAAATAGTACATTCTGGGGTACGCCCTTTGAAAGTCCAATGGCAAGAAGAGCATTCATTGCACTATTAAATGCTACAAAGGTACAAGTTACAATAGATGGTACATTTGCTATACGACCAGGGTATAAAGTAAACATTAATGATATTCCAAGAGAATATTCTGGTAATACTGTTGGAAAATTACACGGAGATTGGATTGTATTGAATATTAATCATAGAATATTTAAAGATAGACACCAAGAAACAACATTAACGCTTGTTAGAGATTATACCAGCTCTAATGCACAAAATACTAGCACAGCTGACTCTAATCTTACACCAATTATAAATATACAGAGATGATGTATTTAAAAGATATAAACATCTTTGGTTATATTGATGCAAAGGGAGATGTAGCTAAAGTATCAAAAATGGCCTTTACTAATCAAATAGTAAAGAATTTGATAAATTTAAAATTTGGCGATGCTAGACTGACAGAAGAAAAATACGAATTCACTATTGACTCTTTTAAATTTTCAACAGATTATGGGTACGATAGCGTATCTTTATCTTCTCTTATGGCCAGAGTCATGCACAAATTGCCTCAAGTAAAAGATATCAAAATAATTCCTTTAAGAAGCGAAAAAACAGTAACTTTCGATATTTCTTACCAAATAGAAGATTCTATATCTAAAAATCTACAGACATCTACCTTTAAGTTTACAATACATAAATAATTTCATGAATTATGAAATAAATCTTGTAGATCTGGATAAAGATTCTTTAAAACAAAATCTAATAACCTACCTAAAAACTACAGAGGTAGGTAAACAATATGACTTAGATACCGATGGCACAGCTATCAAGATGTTAGTGGATTTATTTAGCTATAACACCCTAATATGGCTACATTATTTACATTATGTCAATAAGGAATCATTTATATCTACTGCACAGAGAACAGATTCTTTATCTAAGCTATTACAGACTGTAGGATTTACCCTAAACAACAAAAATTCAGCATTTTCTTTAGTAACTTTTGCAAAAACAAATGCAAGTTTAGCTCAAATTGATAGATTTGCAGTTGTAAAAGGTAGAAATGCAAATAACTCCCTACAAAATTTTTATTATCTTGATGATCTAAAGACACTAGACAATAAAACAACTTTGCCATTTTATGCTGGAACTGGATTAGTAAAACAAATACCTATAAAAATTGATTTAGATAATCAAGAATACAAAATAGAAAATGAGAACGTGGATATTAGAACTATTCGCGTTTCTGTAAATTCTACATTCTGGACTAATTATACCAATAATCCACTTCAAGATACTGATGAAAATTCTCAAATATTTTTCGTCATTAAAAAGGGAAAGTGTTATTACCTAAAATTTGGAAAAAATCTACAAAGCCAGGATATAAATTCCATAGGAAAATCTATAACTGGTTCAGATATTGTTACTTTAAGTTATGTGATTTCTTCTGGAACTGTGGGAAATAATGTAAAAATAACAGAATTGGTTTCAAATGGAACAAAAACTATTCCTGTGGTTTTAATATCATCCACTTTATCAAGCGGGGGGTATGATACACCAGATCTAAATTACTTAAAATATATTGGGCCAAGATATTATGGTTACAATGGTTTAATAACAAAATCTGATTATGAAGCAGCAATAGCCTCATCCGGATATCTATCAAGCTATACAGATATTGTAAACAAAATAGCTGTTTTTGATGGACAAAATCATAATAATAATTATGGAAAAATTTATTATTCTATAATTGGTTATAATGTTGGTGATGCCACGATTCAGACTATAACAGATATACTACAAGCAAAAGCTGTATATGGTCTTAATGTTGTTTATAAAGCAAGTGAAAATTTCACTGGAAACATAACAATGGCTTGTACAAGAGATGCTTCCAAAACTACAAAGACAACTGGCCAATTGAGAAATGAACTTGAAAATGCCATAGAAAATAATTATGGTACTTTAAAGTTTAATAATTCAATCTCAAAATCTGCTTTAATAACATTGGCTACAGAAGTCAGCCCCGGACTTGTAGTAAAGGATTCTAATATATTTTTTACATTTACAAAAGCAATTAATCTCACAGAAAATAAGACTGTTTATTTCTATAATTCAATATCAAGTATAACTACAGATCTTGTATCATCTAATCTTTCCACAAGTTCTGTTAAATTTGTTTCAACTTCCACAAGTGTTCCAGAACTTAATGCGTTTAAATATATTGATGCTGTTTTATCAAACGGGACTACCGTAAAATCTAAAATTGGAGTATTTAGTCCAACTACAGGATTTGTACTATTCTATGATGGATTAACCGTTGCTGATGAGTTTGATATGACTATAACTCCAAATACAGATCAGATTACACCAGTTCAAAATATGGCAGTGGATTACACAATCTCAAGTATTACAATAACATGATTTTATTCTTCAATCCAACATCATCTCAGTCAATCGGACCAACCGGAATGAATATGACAGTTGGAGCTGAATATGCAATTAATCAATTAAAACAACTTTACGATTTTAATAAAATTTTTAGAGATGATCTAAATTTTAGATATTATGTCGAGAATCAATTTCCACAATGGATAGTAGATCAATCAAAGACAAATTCTGATGTAAAAATTATTGATCTAATTCAGGAATTTTATAATTTTTATTTTTCTAAGAATGGCTTAAATCTTTATCCCAATTATGAACATATTCAGAGTGTATTTTTCTCAAATCAAGATGGACTTAGGCAGATATATTCTTCCTTATTTTTTGACTTTGATTTTGACGATTTTATAACTTCGAAAGAAGATGAACTTAGAGAATTTTTGATATCAAATAAAAGTAGATTCATAGCAAATAAAGGTATGCAAAAGTCATATGAATACTTTTTGGATAGTTTATTTGCATCAATCCAATATCAACTTAGCAAAGGAATAGATGATACTTTTGTATTAAATACTTCGGAAATGAATGAAAATAGCTTTACAGATGGTACAGATTTACAGGAATATTCTATTAAAATAGAGGCATCCATAGATGAAAAATATCAGGATGACTTTATTTCTATGCTAAAACCAGTAGGTTTTTATATGAATCTAAAGGAATCTCCAATTACTTTCAACACGATGCTTTCTTCCGTAAGCAAGAATAACCCATTTGCAATTACCATATCCTAATTTTATCATAAATAAACAGTATGACAAACGCAAATAAATCTGAAAAACTTTACTCTTCAAGTGCAGAAGAATTCATCAAATCTGTGTTTAAGGAAGACTATTATATCGGCTTTGGTATTGGTAAAGTTGGATATGAAAAATATACAAACAAATTATCAAAAGTTGTCGCCAATAACGCAATTTTTGGAAAAAGAGTATTACCAAATAGCATAACAGCAGTTATTGAACGTAAAGACTGGGAATCAAAATCTTATATCCCTTATAATCCAGCAGTAGATATAAAAAACAGTATTTGCTTTAATAGTGCGGATGCTGGTCTATATCTTTGTTTGAAGGATGGAAGTAACAATAAACAAAGTTCCTTTGGTTCAGAAAAATCAAGATATAAACCATCTGGTTCAGCTGGAGTTATTTTAGAGTATTCTGACGGATATCAATGGGTATTAATAGCAAAAGATCAGTTAAACAATTATATAACTGATTATACTCGTATCCGTGGTATTGATACTATGATCCAATTTAAGGGGGCTACCGCCGATTCTGCAAGCCCTACAGGAACAACTGGTGGTGGGGGAGCAACAGGACTAAGTGCTGGTACATGCTGCCTATATGCTAAACGGGCAATTGATATAAATGGTGTGTGTTTAAATAAAGGTGCTATAGTCCAAGCGTTCACAGTTCCAAATAAAATAACATGCGAAATTTTTGGAACTCTCCTTGATTTACATTCAGTATTCAAAGATTCTTTGTTGGGTGTGTGTGGAGGATTCTTTAATTACTCTGGTACAGCCGGATGTACTCCATGCAACGAAACAGCTTCTAGCGTGACAGTATTTGAGGTTTATGGTGATGTAGTTTCACAATATTCTACATCAAATCCATTTAGAATAAATTACGAGACACAATCTACTAATTTTAAATCTGGAGGACTTCTAAATGTTGTCTGGTGGGATGACCCGACAAAAGCTTTCTATGTAAGCAAAGAAGATCCAGAACTTGTTTTAGATTATGATGGAACAATAGGAAATTTTAAAGCATATTTAAAAACCGAATATGTTGGTTCCAATCTAGGATATAAAGTAATTGGCGTTAAGTGGAGCAATGCTTTAGATGTTCAAAATTGTGTTTATATAGAACCAATTGCTTTAGAAGCTGGCGTAGTAGGATCAAGCCCAAATGGAGATTTTTCTGAATGCTTGGCCCAGATAGAATTTGGATTTACTCCAGAATCTGATGGAAATTATCTAAATGTTTATGGTTTACTAAGACCGTCTAAAATTGCAATAGAACATTTATTAACAAAATCAGAATTGCAGCAATTAACACCGACATCTCCATCCCCAACATTTCAATTAGATTCTGTTTTTATATCAAAAGGAATAAAATATCCAGATGGAAGAAAATTGTCTCCTTTAGTAAATAGAGCATATACTCCATCTTTAAATAAGACAGCAGCTACTGCTACTGTTTATGATATTGGTACAGTTAGTGAGGCTAGTTTTATTCACGATTCTGTTTCGGCATCTTCTAATTATTTTGCAAATAAATTAAATAGAACAAAGACATCAAAATATTCAGCAGATGCTGTTGAACCAGCAAATCCTTTATCCGCATATAAAATAACAAATTTTGGTGGAACTGAGTTTTTGATTTCTTCATATAATGCCGCAACTTCTCTTACAGGGGGAATAACATTAGATTATTCTAATACAGATAAAAGCAGTGGATCAATCACTATTACAGCTTTAACTAAAGCACCATATACATTTGATGGCTGCGAAATAATTTTTGCAGCCGATACTGATGTTAACAGTTCATCGTCTACATATACAATAACATCAATATTTGATATATCATGACATATCCACTAGACAATAACCAATTTCCATTAACGAACTATCCATATTCAAGTAGAACATGGAGTAATAATGAAAATTTAGATCCAAAGAAGAATTATACTTCTGTGGGATTCAAACCAGGATCTAAATTGCAAGCATCTGAGCTTAATGAAATACAAGAAAATTTCATGCTCCAGCAAACATTGACATTAACTTCTATGAGAGAATGGTTCAATGAGCTTTTAGGAAAAACTGCAAGTGGTCCAGCTTGGGAGGGGGCAATGCCTCTTTTTCCAAAGTCTCACCCTCTAGGCGGAACATACGATAAACTAATAGGATATACTTTCGTCAATGGTACTGGTATCACACTATCTTTTAATGCTGGATGGTATTTGCTCACTCTTTCATCCGGACTAAAGCAGTGGTTCCACTTGAATGCTGGTCAAACAGCATTTATAAATCCTAGTGCATCTACCGTTTATTATGCTGGAATTTCATTTGCCGATAATTATGTAGATTGCTCAGAAGATTCTACATTATACGATACATCAAGCGGATCTCCCGCACTTTCTATCTGTGGAGCTGATCGCCATCAATTGACATTTACAGCTGTAGAAATCACTGGTGCATCTGGATTTAATGACACCAGGTTTAATAAAGTTCTTTCTATTACCTTGACAGGATCTACTTTAGGAGTAAAATATATCAATGGTTTGACTATTTGAGGTATTAATTTATGAGTGAACCCAAAAAAGATTGTGGATGTAAAAAGAAAAAATTCTCGGATTCTCCTCTACCTAATAAAGAACCAGCAGTAAAAAAAGCTTTGAGTATGATTCAAAGTTATGCTACTGCTGTAGCTTCAAGAGGATTGAAGGATAAAAGAGTAGATAAGACTGTAAAGCAACTAAGAGTTTTAAGTTGCTTCGGAAATGAACACAGTGGCGGTATACTACCTCCTTGTGCACATCTTAAAAAATCTTCTACTGATGGTAAATTTTACTGCGGTGCATGCGGCTGCGGAGATAGAAAAAATACTTGGTTAAATGGAAAAGAAGAGGAATATAGTAAACTAGATTATCCAAATGTTTCGTGTCCTCTATCAATGCCAGGATTTAGTAATTATACGATGAGTTTACCACAAGAGGCTCAAGAACCAGAATCTAGAAAGCACTATATAGAAAATCTTGAGTTTAATTCTGTTCAAAATGTAGAAGTTACCATGCCAGATACTCCAAAAGAAATTTCTGATATTTTGGATAAAATAAAGGAAAAAATGGAAGAAACTAAAAATTCTGAGCAGCTTCCAAAATAATATGAGTTTTGTTGTGCATAAATATTTGCAATGGCACAACCAAATTCAAGAGATTCAATAATACAATATGCTTACAGGCAGCTAGGTGCTCCAGTAATTGAAATTAATGTAGATTACGAGCAAGCTAATGACCGTCTTGATGACGCTTTGCAATTTTTTGCAGAGCGTCATTTTGATGGGGTCGAGAGAGCATATTTTAGTTATCAGGTAACAGATACAGATATACAAAATAAGTATATCAATACTAATTCATTTGGACCAATTGTTGGTGCATCTGGCAGCGATCCAAATGGATATGATATTTTATCAATTATACGAGTATTTCCGTTTGGTTCTTTAAATGCAAATGAATTATTTGATGTAAGATATCAAATGGCATTAAATGATGTTTATGGAGTAAACACAAATCTTGGATTTGTTAATTCTGCCCCAATAGCAAATTTTGATATAACAAAACGTTATATTAGAATGATCGAAATGATGTTTGATCCAGAAAGAACAATTAGATTCAATAAAGTAACCAATAAACTTTATATTGAAACCGATTGGAGCACACTCAAGGCAGGAACATTCTTGGCTATTGAGGGTTATGTTAATCTTGATCCAGATACATACCCAGAAATTTACAATGATAGAATGCTTAAAAAATATTTTACTGCATTAATAAAGAAACAATGGGGAGCGAATCTTTCAAAATTTGATGGAGTGTCATTGCCCGGTGGAGTTGCCTTAAGAGGGGGACAAATACTAGCAGAGGCCGTTCAAGAAATTGCAGTTCTTGAGGATCAAATTATTTCCGCATATGAATTACCGCCAGATATGATGACTGGATAATATGGCTTTAAATCCTTACTTTAGATTCCAAAATACAGAACAAAATGTTGTTGAAGACAACATCATTGAAATTATTCGTATGATGGGTAAAAATGTTTGGTATATTCCAAGAGAAAATGTGAACTTGGATAGATTATTTGGAGAAGATCAGCTCAATCGATTTACAAAAGCTTATCAGATTGAAATGTACGTTGCTTCTTCAGCTGGTTTTGAGGGCACTGATGTTATAACTAAATTTGGTTTAGAAGTAAAGGATAGAGTAAATCTTGTAGTTAGTAAAAAGCGATTCACCAACGAAGTAACTACTAAAAATTCTACCATTATAAGACCGCGTGAAGGAGATCTTATATTCTTTCCACTAACTAAAACATTATTTGAAATAAACTTTGTTGAACACGAATTACCATTTTATCAACTAGATAAAAATTATGTGTTTACATTGAATTGTGAAACTTTTGTTTACTCTGCGGAAGAATTCGAAACTGGAAATACGGATATGGATTCTTTGGCCGATACGAAGCAAGGAATTTACAATTTTACCATAGGTGCTACCTTCTCCGGATTTACAGCTGCTTACAATAAGGCAGTTCGTGGAGAACAGTATTATGTTCCTGGCTCTGTCTCTGGAACTACATCATACTTCCGTATGCTTGATTACGATCTATCTGGAACGCAGATGACTAGCAAGCTAGCATCCATAGATGGAATTACCTTCCTCAATCCAACGGTTCTCACCAGCTCTGTATCTGGTGCAACATTCAAGATTCTATCAGTATCTTCGACAAACGATATAGTCACAATCAATCCTATACTGGAAGATTTATCTGGAGAAATACAGCCTCTAGATTATCAACGAGGCTTCACAGGAAGCGGAAGCAAAATAGATACTCCTATAGTCAATTTCAGTGAAACTGATCCGTTCTCCGAGGGTAATTACTAATGTTTAATTCGTATGATAACCAATCTATAAGAAAACTGGTAATTGCCTTTGGTTCATTATTTGATGAAATTTATGTTTCAAGAAAAAATGATACAACATCGGTAATAGAAAAAGTAAAAGTTCCTATTACATTTTCTTCGAAGGAAAAGTTTCTACGCAGATTAGAATCAAATTCCTCCATAACCGATAATGTAAAAACACAGATAAATATTCCCTATTTAAGTTTTGAGGTTTCAAATATTGTATATGACTTCGGTAGGAAAAGAAATAAACTATTAACAACTAATGAGGCTGTTACAGCTGCGGATGGTAGTATTTCTGAAAGCTATAAAACATTCTCAGAAACTCCAATTAATGTAGCCTTCAATCTTTATTTTTATTCTAGAAGTTTGAATGAATTATTCCAAGTATTAGAACAAATACTTCCTTATTTTAATCCAGAATTTAATATTAGAATCAATTTCAATAAAATATTTAAAAATGTAAATATACCAATTGCTTATAGAGATTTTAAAATAATTGATGATTATGAAGGATCTTTACAATCACGCCGAATGATGATTGGAGTAATATCTTTTGTAGCTTCCTCGTATGTCTTTGGTGAAATAAAGCCAACCACCCTTATTGAAGATGTGTTTGACGATACTGTTCCAGATCCAAATCTTGATCTTGATGAAGATCCTGTACCAATTACATCTATACAAATAAGTCCAAGTTTTGGAGTTAATACTTATTTCTTACCATTTGGTCAAAATGAATTTACAAATAATTTAACTTGGACAGAAACCAGTGTTTTTAATCTAAATACTGTTGTTAGTATTTTAACTACAACAAATAGAGTCGTTTATACGCAAATAATTCCTGCTGGAACTTTGGCCCTTACGATAACACAGACTACTAGTATAATAAAAGCTATTTGTGAAGAGTTTAATTTATGTGGAATTGATGATGGAACACAAAGAAAGTTAGTTTTAAAAATCCAAAATGGAACAACCGTGGCTCAAAAAAACTTTAAAGCAGTAATGGATTGTACTACAGTATGTTAGTAAATAAATTAAATGATTTTTTTGAAATAGAATCTGCTGGAAAAACAGCTAACAATGAAATTCAGAAATCATCTGAAAATGATTATGAATATGCCAGAGAAAATTTGTATGACATAATTCAAAAATCAAAAGTTGCTCTTGAGGGAATCATGAAGGTTGCCTCTGAGGGAGATTCACCAAGAGCATATGAAGTCGTGACTCAAATGTTGAAAACCATGTCCGAGATCAATAAAGATCTTATTGATCTGGAGAAGATCAAGAACGAAGCAAATAAGACCACGATAAAGACAACTACAAACAATTCGTTCTTTATTGGTTCAACAAGTGATCTTCAGGATCTAATCAATCCGGAACGGAGCAAGAAAAAGGCTCTAGATATAATTGATGCGGAAGTGAAGAATGTCGAGGAAATTTAAAGGTTACTTAGGTAATCCAAACCTAAAAGAAGCTGGAGTAAAGATTGACTTCACCGAAGAACAGATTCGGGAGTATGTTCGTTGCTCCCAAGATCCAATCTACTTCATCAAGAAGTATGTGAAAGTTGTGTCTCTGGATAAGGGTCTAGTTCCATTTGGATTATACGATTATCAGGAAGACATGGTTAAGAAGATGCATGATAATCGTTATATCATTGCCAAGCTTCCTCGTCAGTCTGGTAAAAGCACCACGATTGTAGCCTTCATTCTGCATTATATTCTGTTCAACCAAAGCATGAGCGTGGGTATTCTGGCCAATAAGATGAATACTGCCAGAGAAATTCTTGGCAGACTTCGCCTAGCCTATGAGTATCTTCCCAAGTGGCTTCAGCAGGGCATCATCGAATGGAATAAGACATCTATTCACTTGGAGAACGGATCCAAGGTTATGGCATCTGCTACCTCATCGTCTGCTGTTCGTGGTGGTTCGTTCAATCTAATCTTCTTGGACGAGTTCGCTCACGTTCCTCAGAATGTGGCCGAAGAGTTCTTTAGCTCGGTTTACCCCACAATTACATCAGGCCAGACCACCAAGGTCTTCATGGTATCTACCCCCAACGGCCTGAATATGTTCTACAACTTCTGGAAGGGGGCTACACGGAAGCCTGGGGACGAGGGAAAGAACGAGTATGTCCCTATAGAGGTATCGTGGAGACAGGTTCCTAAGTACGCTGGGGGGCCTCTGAGAGACGAGGAATGGAAGCAGCAGATGATCGCTCAAACCAGCGAACAGCAATTTGAGCAAGAATTCGAATGCTCATTCCTTGGCTCTTCGAATACTTTGATTAGTACCAGCAAACTAAATTTGTTGCAATTTGATAAACCTCTTGTAAGAGATCCTGGTGGTCTTTACATTTACGACGAACCGAAGGACGAACACGCCTATTTTATTATGGTAGATACGGCGAGAGGTCAGGGTAGGGATTACACGGCCATGGTTGTCATAGACTCTACAGAAAAGCCTCATAGGGTTGTGGCAAGATACCGGAACAACACAATTTCTCCCTTCGACGTTCCTCCTGAATTGTTTGCTTTGGCTACAAAATATAATAACGCTCACTTGCTTATCGAAGTAAACGACATTGGTGGTCAGATTGCGGATGTAATGCACGAAGAGTTTGAATATGAAAACATCATTCAAACCACAATGATGGGCAGAGCTGGACAAAAAGTTTCTTTAGGCTTCGGTCGTGGAACTAAACAAAGAGGGGTAAGAACCAGCGCAGCAGTCAAAAAACTGGGGTGTGCTGTTCTAAAAACCCTAATTGAGCAAGATAAATTACTTGTTAGAGATTATGACATCATTCAGGAATTGATGACTTTTATTTCCAAACATCAAACATTTTGTGCGGATGATGGATATACAGACGATTTGGTTATGTGCTTGGTTTTATTTGGATGGCTCACTCGACAGGGCTACTTTGAAGAGATCATAGACATACAGAGAAAAAAAATTATAAATACAGCAGAGAAAGAGGAGGAAGAGAACACTACTTTTTTTATGGGTTCGCGGGAATTTGATATAGAAAACACATTCAAAGAAGGTAATTCTCTTTGGTTTACCGAGGAATAAAAAAATATGCCATCAATTAACATTTTCGAAAACTCAACGCCTATCATAGCAGGAATTGAAGCAGAGGCTTCATCTCATCTATCAGCCTTTATTTGCGGATATTCATTGTACCACAAAATTACCCAGGCAGACACTACTCAATTGGGTTACAAAATATTTAATAATCCAAATGAACTTCTATCAACATTTGATATTACAGTTTTGAGTGGAGTTTCCTCCGGATTTGCTTCCGGTGCTGGTTTTAGTGGTGGAACTATTCACGACAGAGAATTACACTCAGCTCTAAATTACTTGCAATATGGTGGCATTTTGGTTGCTGCTACTGGAGCCACTGCTCTAAACAACACAAATCTATCAATTGATAGCGTTTTCTGCGAAGATAATTCCAAATTTAATGACGTAATTAGTCTAGTTGCAATGAGACAAGATTGTGTTGGTATTCTAGGATCTTCGGCTGAATATCATAGCGGTATTTCTGCTTCATACCCAACAAATACCTTGGCAATCTATTCAATGTATGGTATCACCGGAATCACTGGAGCTACAAGCATTGATGAGAATTTCTTCAGCATAATTGGAAGAAAAACTAGAGATAGAATGTACGGAGCAAGCGGAACAATTTCTTTACTTTTAGGTTCTGATGTTTCTGGTCTAATGGCTGTATCGGACAATCTATATGGCCCGTGGAATCCTCCAGCTGGAATTAGAAAGGGAGAAATCTTATCTTTCACTAACTTTGAACCCAAACTCAGTGAAACAAATATTGATTCTTTAAATGATACCTATGGAATCAATAGTTTGAGCGGAGTCTATGGTTATCCGGATAGAGTCTTCGTCATGGGAGATTCATCCTTAGAACAAGTAGATTCGGATAGAATGCACATAGGCATTTCAAGACTAATTCTACACATCAAGAGAGCGATCAAACCATTACTACAGGGAGTATTGTTTGAAGTTAATAATTCTTCTACTAGAACAGCACTATCAAATAGTGTAGTTAATATTTTAGATAGAATTAGATCTAGAAGTGGAATTAGAAGCTTTACTGTAGTATGCAATGAAACAAACAATACAGATACAGTAATCAATGCTAAACAATTGATAATTGATATTTCATTCGTACCATATTACACAATTGAAACAGTTACATTTAGATTTGTCCTCACTCAAGCTTAATGGCTTTTACATATTCCATAAAGCAAATAGATTCAAAGAAAGTCGTAGATGGGGGATTTCTCATCTACGACTCTCTTTTATTCAATGTTTTAGGAATAACCAGCACTCATGTTATTTTGGAGTCTGTGAGCGATTTTACAAATTTAATAAACAATGCCGATTATACCCAACTAGGAGCGTCGGTAACTGATTCAGAAGTATTTCTTAAAGAATTAAATAACACATCTTCGACAGCATCTAAAACAAATATAAGAAAAATAGATTTTTATTTTAATTATATTTTAGATGCTCTTCATTATAATTATAACATTTATTTGATAAATGCTTCTACCGAAAGTAACATTTATGATGTTTTTTCCAAATATGATTTGGATTATTTAGTATATGATCCTATTAAGACAACAATTTCTTCGGATTTAATTTCAGAAATAAAACTTAAACAAATACCAATTTTATTAAATGCGTCTATCGATCAAAATTCATTTAGATCATTAGAAAATTTATATATTTTAAATAATCAGACAAATATAAATTATAAATTTGATGATTTTTACGCTAGAACAGAATTGAGCGATGCCGATTTCAATCAATTAACTTTTACAATAGGAGGAGTTAAAAGATTAAAAAGATATTATGGCGATGAAAATATTAATGATGACACCGAATACAGTAATAGTCCATATGTTTTAGTATCATTACTAAGTGATGCAGCTGGTATGATGGCAAGAAGTTATTCTTATTATCCATGGAATAGCCCAGCTGGATTTAGAAATGGTAAAGTCTTAAATCAAATTTTTACAAAAATAAATTTACCGAATATTAAATTTACAGAAACTATAATTCCACAAACACCAGTCGATATAACATTTAATTCTGGAACAGAACTTAAGATTGCTCAAAATAGAGGAATAAACTGTATATTAAATGTATCTGGTCCAAATGGAAAAGAGTATTTCTTATCAACTGATTTTTCTGGAAATACAGCTTCCTCAAACACAATAAAACAAACATTTACTTATGCTAACACATATTCTTATATCGTAAGAAATAGTAAATTTATTTTGAACGAATTCAGATTTGAATTAAATTCTCCAGAAAATAGAGAATTAATAACTAATAGATTAAATGTTTTACTCGAAAATGTGCAGCTAGATGGTGGAATAGACTCTTATGGAGTTATTTGCAACGAATCGAATAACTCCGAATCATCTATAGCTCAAAATATAATAGTTGTTGATATATCATTTAAACCTATACAAAGCCCTTCAACAATAATTCTTAATTTTACTATATAATAAAGAATTTGAGGTAATTCGATGGCAAATAAAATAGATGACTTCATAAATGGATTTAAAGGCGGTACTAGAAAAAATCGCTTTGAGGTAGAAGGAAAATTTCCTGTCAATACAGGTGGGGATGCTTTTTTAAAATTGAAATATCACGTTCTTTCCGCTTCTCTTCCAAGCTCAACCCTTGGGATTGTAAATTTCCCATATAGAGGAAGATTAATTCCTTATGTTGGAGATAGAATTTATGAGCCGTGGGATGTTTTGGTATTAGACGATAGAGGTTCTGGCCTGTATAAAGCATTTCAGGCATGGAGCGAAAAGATTAATAATCAAGAAACAAACACTCATGCCTATGGAACTAATGATAGTTGGTTCCAAGGAAATGCGGATGCCATTCAAAATAATACTTGGAAAATCCATCAACTTAATTTAGCAGGAGTAAAAATTAAAACTATTACTCTTAGATCTTGTTGGCCAGGATTCATCAGTCCACTTCAATTTAATATGGCAGATACCGGATTCAATTCATTTGCTGTAAGATTAAATTATAATTATATTAATATTGATGGAGTAAATTTACCTTAATAAGTAATAATTATGTCAGTACAGAACTTTATTACGAATTTTAATGGTGGAACACGAAAAAATAGATTTCGTGTATTTTGTAATATACCTGGATTTTCAATTCCACAAGTTACTGGTACTACTCCCAATACTACGCCAGTTTCTGTACCCTCAGCTGCAGCTGGACAGCCAAACCAAGGAGGTGGATTTGATGATTTTCACGTTTTGGCAGCAGCAATGCCTGCCTCAATTATAACTACTAATCCTATCGACTATCAGGGTAGAAAAATTTTATATCCAGGAGATAGAATTTATAGTGCCGATGGATTCAATGTTTGGACAGTCACTATTCAAGATGATATAAGTGGAGGACCTAGTTCTACAAACAATTTATGGTCCAAATTGCACATATGGTGCAATGGTATTAACTCCAACAATAATAATATTGGAAATACTACATCTGCATCTGAAGCAGACATAACAGTAGAACAATTAAATTTAAATGGAACCGCTGTTTTAAAAAGAGCTGTTTTGAAAAAGGCATGGCCACAATCTGTTGGTCAAGTAAATATGGAAATGCAGGCTAGAGATCAATATAACTCTTTTGATGTAACGTTCTGTTTTAAATATGTTAAATACGAAAGTTTAGATTAAAGGATAAAACAATGGCAGGAATTCAAGATTTCATTGATAATTTTAATGGCGGAACTAGAAAAAATAGATTTAGAGTTAAACTATCTGGTTCTCCTGATTCCAATACAGATAGATCAGTTGATGATTTCCATATTCAAGCAGCAGCAATGCCTGCCTCAATTATAACTACTAATCCTATCGACTATCAGGGTAGAAAAATTTTATATCCAGGAGATAGAATTTATAGTGCCGATGGATTCAATGTTTGGACTATGACTGTATTGGATGATACTGGAACTAATAATATTTGGAAAAATTTTCATGCTTGGAGCAATAAAATCAATGGACACGATACAAATACTGGAAATACAGTAAATTTTACAGATGCAACAATAACTGTTGAACAATTGAATTTAAACGAAACAGGGGGAAATGCCGGTGTAATAAAAAGAGCTAAATTATTTGGTTGTTGGCCTAAATCGGTTGGTCCAATTGAGATGGAAATGCAGGCTAGAGATCAATATAACTCTTTTGATGTAACAATTTGTTTCAAATATATTGAATATCAAGATCTAGATGGTCTTGATGCAGGGGGTATCGATGGATCTGGTGAAGGGGGTATCAGTAACCCTGGTGACTCCACTACCTCTACTGGTTAATATAGTTTGTGTTTAAAAAAAATCAACTATATACTTGACAAGGATTTTATATAATGGCTTATAAACTATTCGGTTTTACCGTCAGATCTAAAGATGAAGAAGATAAATTATCTCTTCAAAATTTTGCTACTCCAGAAGAATTTGATGGAGCATATACAGTTGAAGGTGCTGGTGTATATGGCACTTTTATCGATTTCATGGGTTCAGTTAAGGATGAACAAGCACTTATGGCTCAATACAGAGCCATGTCTTTGTTTCCAGAAGTAGATACAGCCATCGATGAAATTACAAATGAATCTATAGTAACTGGCAATGATAAAAAACCAATAAAGCTTGATTTATCAAAAATTGCATTTTCTGATAATATTAAAAGTAAAATCTATACTGAATTTGATAACATTCTAAAGCTTTTAGATTTTCAGGATAAAGGATATGAAATCTTCAGAAGATGGTATGTAGATTCAAAACTATATTATTATATTTCAATCGACTCTGAAAATCCATCAGATGGAATCAAGCAGTTAATTCCTCTTGACGCAACAAAAGTCAAAAAAGTTAGAAAAGTAAAAACAAAAAACACAAAACAAGATGGTGCTAATATTTCTTTAATAAAAGATATTGAAGAATATTTTGTATATACAAATACAGATAAAAATTCTGTAATTGGAACTCCTACATCTGGTCTTAAGATTTCTACAGACTCTATAGCATATTGCCATTCAGGTATGGTCGATATGAACTCAAAGAGAGTTGTTGGTTATCTCCATAAGGCCATTAGACCTCTTAACATGTTGCGCCAGATCGAAGATGCTATCGTCGTATATCGAATCTCACGCGCTCCAGAACGTCGTATTTTTTATATTGATGTCGGTAATTTACCAAAGCAAAAAGCCGAACAGTATGTTCGTGAGCTTATGAACAAATATCGTAATCGAATGATTTATAACCAGACAACTGGAGAAATCAAAGACGACAGAAATCAAATGGCAATGATTGAAGATTACTGGCTACCTCGTCGTGAAGGTGGTAGAGGGACAGAAATCTCAACTCTAGATGGCGGACAGAATCTAGGCGAATTGACCGATGTTGAGTATTTCAAGAGAAAATTATATTATGCTTTGAATATTCCACCGTCAAGATTGGTTGGAGAAAATGGCTTCAATCTAGGAAGATCGGCTGAAATTACGAGAGATGAAGTTAAATTCTATAAATTTATTGAAAGATTGCGTAATAAGTTTGCCCAAGTATTCATGCAATTGCTTAGAATTCAATTGGTTCTTAAGGGGATCATAACTCAGAATGACTGGGAAGAAATTAATTATACTATTAACTTCTCGTTTAATAAAGATTCTTATTTTACTGATTTAAAAGATGCTGAAATTTTATCTGCTAGAATGGAATTGGCCACTCAAATGGAGCCAATGATAGGTAAATATTTCTCTTCCATGTACATCAAAAAGAATATTTTGAAGCAAAGTGATGAAGAAATAGAACAATTAAACAGCGAAATGGCTGTAGATATAGCAAAGCAGCAGCAAGAACAATTGGCACAAATGCAAATGGCACAAGAACAGCCAGAATAATAAAAATATAAATAACAAAGGAAAAAACTATGAAAGCAAAAACAATCATCCATTCAATTCTTGAAGAGAATGCAGTCAAAGCAAAAAAGGCAATCACTGAGGATTTAGCTATTAAGCTAGGCCAAAGACTAGCCGAAGAATATGTAAAAGTTTCCAAAACAACTTTTAATGAGGCAGATGATAATCTAGCAAACAATTATCCTCCCTTCGATGAGGTTACCAGAGGAGATATCATTGCTGCTGGTAAAGATGAAGAGCAGGATGGGGAAGTAGAAGGCAAAGAAGAGGAAACGGACGAGGACGAGGACGAGGACGAGGACGAGGACGAGGATGAAGGTTGCGAAAAAGGCGAAGAATGAAATTAATTACCGAAACAGTTGAAGAAGTAGCATACCTAACTGAAAACAAAGACGGTGAAAAGCAATATTTCATCGAAGGCGTTTTCATGCAGGCTGATCAAAAAAATAAAAATGGCAGAGTTTATCCAAAACAAATTCTTGTCAAAGAAGCCAATCGCTATGTTACTGAATATGTGAATAAGAATCGCGCTCTTGGTGAATTAAATCACCCAACTGGTCCTTCAGTAAATCTTGATCGTGTTTCTCACAAAGTCACCTGGCTTTACGAGAATAACAATGATTTCTATGGTAAAGCCAAGATTCTTGATACTCCGTGTGGTCAGATTGTAAAGAATCTAATGAGTGAAGGTGTCAAGCTTGGAGTCTCAACCCGTGGAATGGGTTCTTTGGAAAAACGAGGTGGAATAAATGTTGTGAAAGAGGACTTCATGCTTGCTGCTATCGATATTGTTGCAGATCCATCAGCACCAAATGCTTTCGTAAATGGAATCATGGAAGGTAAAGAGTGGGTTTGGGATAATGGTCTTCTAAAGGAACAGCAAATTACTGAATATAGAAACACCATAAAGAAAACTCCCTCTAAAAAACTACAAGCAGAATCAATTAAACTTTTTGCTGATTTCTTGAGAAAAATTAAATGAATCAAAAATTAAAAAATTTTTATTTCTTATCAGAATCTAATAGAAATATTGATTTTGTTTCATTGAATGAAAAAACTTTGGGTTTGAATGTTGCCAATATTTTGGGAAAAGCAAAAAGAGGATTTTCGTTTCTGGCTGGTGGATCTAAAAATCGCAGATATAGCGATAAAGTTTTAAATGCAGTTGCTGCTGGTTCATATGCAGGAGCAGCCTGGGCTCAGGAACAAAGGGCTTGGCAAGATTACTTAGCTAATCAATTAGCTCAAGGTCCACTTGGTAGATTAGGTGCTGAATATAAAGAAGCTGGAATTAACACTATGCTTGCCCCATTTAAACTAGCTCCACAAGCTTTAAATGCAAGTGCAGCAATCAATTTGAGAAGAATGGGCAGAGGCACACCACATGCAAATATACAATATGGTCGAACAGAAATTTAAATATATATAAAACGGAGAGTTAACAAATGAACGATACATCAGTAGAAATGGATTTTTTAGGTAAAACATCACTTGATGCCGAAGGAAAGGGATTTATGCTTCAGACACAGAATCCCCCAGCCGAAGGTTTAGCCCAAATGAACATGAGAACTGTTCAGGGGCCAATGGGTCAACAACAAGAACAAATACCAGTTGAAGGCGAAGAAGAAGAATCAACTGAAGAAAGCTTAAAGGAGCATTTAGCTGCACTTTTTGCAAATGCTAACCTTTCAGAAAATTTTGTCGAAAAGGCAAAGACCATCTTTGTTGCCGCAGTAAATGAAAAATCAAACGAGATTGCAACTCGCATCAATGAAGCTTACAAAGCCCAGTATACCAATGCTCTCACTGAAACTGTAAATGGACTCACTGAAAAGATTGATGATTATTTAACCTATGTTGTTGAGGAATGGATTAATGAAAATAAGCTCCAAATCGAAAGAGGAATTAAGGTAGAACTAGCCGAAAATTTCATCTTTGGACTAAAGAAACTATTTGAGAGCAACTTCATTGATGTTCCAAATGAAAAATATGATGTTTTAGACGAACTATACACCAAGATTGAGCAACAGGAAGATCAATTGAATAATTCAATGAACGAAAATATTGATCTAAGAAAGAAATTACTTGAATCTGCCGCCGTGAGCGTTTTTGCTCAGGAAACCCGGGGTCTTGCTCAGACTCAGGTTGAAAAACTGGCTAATCTAGCTGAAGGTATCGAATATGACGATGTAGAACAGTTCAGAGGAAAGATTCAAATTCTAAAGGAAAGTTATTTTGGAAATGGAAATGTCCAACCACAATCAGCTCAAGCAGCAATGCCAAGATTTGCTCCAAAGGTAGACATTCTTGATACATCATCTGAGCCTGAAATGATTAGCGAGGGAATGGATATTTACAGAAGAGCTATTAGTAGACACATAAAGAAATAAATTTTATAAATAAAATATTAGGAGATACACATGAATTTTGACGATACAACACCATACGATATTCTAACTGAGAAGTGGGAGCCAGTTTTGAAGCACGATGCACTCCCACAGATTGAAGATAGCTACAAGAACAAAGTAACTGCTGTTCTTCTTGAGAACCAAGAGCAGGCCATGCGCTCTCAGAGACTAACTGAAGACAACACCCTCGGTGGAGTCATCAGCAACGTTGCTAGCCCCTCTTCAACCTCAATCGCTGGTTATGACCCAATCCTAATCAGCCTAGTTCGTCGCGCAATGCCAAACCTCATTGCTTACGACATCTGCGGCGTTCAGCCAATGACCGCCCCAACCGGACTCATTTTCGCAATGCGTCCCAAGTACGATCCCAATGGCGGAACCCGTAAGGAAGCCATGTTCCAGGAACCATTTGTTCCCTTCGCAGGTTCAGGTGGCACTGGTGGTCAGGGAGACACCTATGCCGATTACCTCAACGGAGCCGCCTACAGCACCGATTATGGTCTAACTCTATTCGGTGGATTAACTGGTGCAACTAGAGGTGCATTCTACAGCGGAAACTTCAAGGGTATGCTTGTAGGCGAAGCTGAAGGTCTTGGTGGAGACAAGCAATTCCAAGAAATGGCTTTCACCATCGACAAGGTTGCTGTTCAGGCTAAGACCCGTGCTCTAAAGGCCGACTACACCACTGAGCTTGCTCAGGACCTCAAGGCTGTTCATGGACTTGATGCTGAAACCGAACTAGCTAACATTCTCAGCACTGAAATTCTTGCTGAAATCAACCGCGAAGTCGTTCGTGGCATCTACCATGTTGCTAAGATTGGTGCAACTCAAACCGATCTAAGCTCCAACAGCTTTGGTGGTGGTGTTTATGACCTCCTCACCGACTCAGACGGTCGTTGGTCAGCTGAACGCTTCCGTGGCCTCATGTTCCAGATCGAACGCGAAGCCAACCAGATTGCTAAGGAAACTCGTCGTGGTAAGGGTAACTTCATCATCTGCTCGTCAGATGTTGCTTCAGCCCTCGCCATGGGTGGATGGCTAAACATCAGCCCCGCTCTAAACAACCAGCTTGAAATTGATGACACTGGAAATACTTTTGCTGGCGTACTCAATGGCAAGATGCGCGTTTACATCGATCCTTACGTCAAGTCGGGCGTAGATTTCGTCTGCGTCGGCTACCGTGGTGCAAGCCCCTACGACGCTGGCTTGTTCTACTGCCCATACGTCCCACTCCAGATGGTCCGTGCAGTCGATCCTAATACCTTCCAGCCAAAGATCGGCTTCAAGACCCGTTACGGCATGGTTGCTAACCCATTCGTCATCAAGAGCGATGGAACCTTAGACGGCGAAAGCATGACCGCCAATATCAACCAGTACTACCGTATCTTCCGTGTTGTTAATCTCCACGGTAACACTAACTGATAAGTAGTATCTAACTCTTTGAAAACGGGAGCCAGAAATGGCTCCCGTTTTCTTTTCTACATAGTTTATGTCTTTAACAGAAATTTCTACATTAGGTCAGAACTATTTTCGGTTCGAAATCTCAAGACTTCCAACTGTTCAATATTACACACAGGAAACTACTTTACCTAATTTGATTCTTGAAGCACAAGATCAACCTACCACATTAGGCATACCAGTTAAAAGACCAATAGGTGCTTATAGATTTGAAAATTTAACTTTAAGTTTTCTAGTTGACGAAAAAATGACCAACTGGTTAGAAATTTATAGATGGATGCGCCATTTAGGAAATATTAATACTGATACTGACAATAATGAATTGCCATTTGAATCATGGCAAACTAAAGCATATTTGTATTTAACTAAGGGAACATACAATGACAATTTAAAGGTTATATTCCATGAAGTATTTCCAGTAGCTTTAACAGGATTAAAATTTATGACTGACTCTCCAGCAAATTCTGTTCAAAAGGCAACAGTATCTTTTGCATATACTTACTATTCGTTTGATCCCGATCCCGGTAATATAACAAATTGATTTAATAGAATAATGTGTATAATTATATTATGAATTTTGATGAACTAAAACAACAAGTCCAAGAAGATCTGAAGATTGATTTCACCGAACTAGCAATAGAATCGGTTAATACTCCACAGATCCATAACAAGTATCTTCTATTTCTCAAGAAGCACAAGGAAGCCCTAGCAGAGGACGAGAGAACGCTCCGTGTCATGCGGAAGTACAAGTGGCTGTATTATACAGGAAAGTTGTCTAAAGAGGAACTAGACCGTTTTAAGTGGGAGCCGTTTGATCTAAATATTCTCAAGACCGATGTTGATCGGTTCATTGATGCGGATGATGATGTCATTCGTCTTGAAAAACAGATTACTGAAAAGAAAGAACTAGTAAATTATTTGGATGGTGTCGTAAAGATCGTAGGAAACAGACAATGGAATATACGATCAGCCATCGAATGGATCAAATTCAGTCATGGGCAGTGAAGAAGTAAAAATAGAAAAAATTGATGGTACATTCATCAAGATTCATTGCGAAAATTCAGTAGCAAAAGAGATATCTGATTACTTCACATTCAAGGTCCCTAACTCTCAATACTCACCAGCATTCAAGCGTAGAATTTGGGATGGTCAGATTCGTCTGTTCAATTACTTCACTCGCAAGATCTATACAGGTCTTAGAAACAAAGTAATTCAGTTTTGTCTTGACAGAAACTACGAATGCAAGTTTGAAAATTTCAAGGAGGAGTTTTTTGAGGATTATAAGTCTTATCTTGATGACCTACATCTATACTCAGATTCTGACGAAATCCAGCTTAGAGACTATCAGAGAAGGGCTGTGGAAATGGCTCTTGATCATAAGCGTAGTCTACTGATATCTCCAACAGGTAGCGGTAAGTCTCTGATCATCTACTGTATTCTTCGCTATCTTCTTAGTAAGAACAAAAGAGTTCTTATTCTAGTTCCTACCACAAGCCTGGTTCATCAAATGAGATCGGACTTCATTGAGTATGCTGGAAAGGAATGGAATGCTGAAAAGAATATTCATATAATCTACGCAGGCAAAGAGAAAGAAACTACTAAGCCAATAGTCATTTCTACTTGGCAAAGCGTATATGAATTACCAGAGAAAACATTTGCAGATTATGATGCAGTAATAGGCGATGAATGCCATTTGTTCAAAGCAAAGTCATTAGTCAAACTGATGAACAAGCTAAGAAACTGTCACATTCGCGTAGGTACTACTGGTACATTAGATAATATCCAAGTTCATAAACTTGTACTTGAAGGTCTATTTGGCCCACCTATTCGCGTCACAAGCACAAAGAATCTGATCGATAACAAAGTTCTTTCGCAACTAGACATCAATTGTATTCAGATGAAATATGCAAAAGAAGAATGCGATTCAATGAAGCGCAAAACATATCAAGAAGAAATTGAGTATATTATTTCACATGAAAGAAGAAACAAGGTTGCAGAAAAACTTTGCTCTTCTCTTCAAGGAAATACTCTTGTTCTTTTCTCGCAAGTACAAAAGCACGGTCTTCCATTCTACGAATCTCTTCAGAAAAGATGCACAGATAAGAAAGTATATTTTATTTCTGGAATGACGGATGTAGAAGATAGAGAACAGATTCGTAAGATTGTTGATAAGTCTACCGATTCGATTCTTGTTGCTTCATACGGAACATGCAGCACTGGTATAAATATTAAAAATATACACAATATCGTATTTCTGCATCCTTCAAAATCAATAGTTCGTGTTCTACAGTCAATTGGTCGTGGCCTTCGAATGTCAGAAACAAAAGATCATGTGATGATTTACGATTTAGTTGATGATCTTCGTCACAAAAAATACCAAAATCACGCATTTAATCATTTTCTTGAACGAATTAAAATTTACGAAAACGAATCTTTCAATTATAAATTAGTCCCTATAGATCTCTGAAAGGATAAATAGTCATATGAAAACTACT